GTGCACCCCCTCGGACTTGAACCGAGAACCCACTGGTTAATCGACAGCGCGCACTCTAGGCGTCACCTGACGGCGGTGGCAGCGTGATCGACGACGAGCGCCCTCGTGGGCGACGAGTTCGGCCTGCTAGGTCGTGACCAAACCGGTACGTTCGCTCCCGGTCCTGCGGCACCTGTCGCGGGTGGATGAAGGCATGAGAGCCCGCACCGCCACACCCGATTCTTGGGTAGCTGAACTGTCCCCCTTCACCGCCTGGCTGCGCGCCGGACACCGCTCCGAGCGCACCATCTACCTCCGCTGCTACCACCTGCGCCGGTTCGCCGACGAGACCCGTATCGACCCGTACGAGGTCACGACCGAGCTGCTCGTCCATCACCTCGGCTCGAGGGCATGGTCCAAGACGACGCGCCACTCGATCCGCGCCTCCCTCCGGGTCTTCTACGGGTGGGCGCATGCCACGGGCAGGACGATGACGAACCCCGCACACCTGCTCCCGACGTTCTCGCCGCCGATCGGTCAGCCTCGGCCGGCACCCGCGTCCGCTCTAGCGTCCGGGCGTGCTACAGGCGACCCTCGAGTCCGACTCATGGTCGAACTGGCTGCGACGGTCGGGATGCGCTGCGGCGAGATAGCTCAGGCCCACACGTCCGACCTCCGCGAGACCCTTGACGGCTGGTCGCTGCTCATCCATGGCAAGGGCTCGAAGCTCCGCACGGTGCCCCTGAACCCAGGGCTGGCCGTCACACTGCGAGACCTCCCCCGGGGTTACCTCTTCCCGGGACGGATCGACGGGCACCTCTCGGCGTCGTACGTGTCCAAGCTCGTCAGCGGGGCGCTCCCGGACGCATGGACGGCCCACACGCTCCGGCACCGGTTCGCGTCCGCGTCGTACTCCGCCGACCGCGACATCCGGGCCGTGCAGCTCCTCCTTGGGCACGCGAGCGTCTCGACAACGCAGGTGTACACAGCAGTCCCAGACGACGCCTTACGCCGGGCAGTCGCGGCGGCGGCCTGAGCGGTCAACTAGCTTGGCACGGTGACCGTCTTCGCTACTGTGATCGCCTTCGCCGCGTTCCTCTTGGGCTTGTATAACTTTATTCAACAGGAAATATCACGTGTCAAGAACAAACCGAGACTCGAGGTCAGAGTTCAAACTGCAACCATGGCCTCGAGAAACGACGATTACGTTTCTCGAACTGCCGTCCACGTGACTGTCTGGGCACGCGGAGGCAAGGTCGGACTCGAAGAGGTCACATTCGACTGGATGGACGATAGGCCTCAGTCAGGTTGGGGATTCAGCCCCGTCGAGAACGAAAATGTGGCCACTGAACCGAGACCGTTTGGTCACCCTTTCAAAATGCGGGGAGTCCTGAACGAGTTCGAACCAGCAACGTGGCGGCTACGAATCGCAAGACCACAAGGCAACAAGAATGGTGTTGACGGTGAATACACGTTGCGCGCTGTGGCCGTGACTCTAAGCGGCAAAAAGTATTTTTCAGAGCCGTTCCGCATACGGCCCGACATGACGACAGACGACAATGGCAACGTGATTCTCGCTACATGAACCCGCTCCTCTTTGCGGACACCTAAGCGGCGCGGCAGCTCACTGGCGACTGCTGCCTAGGATGACGGGATGAAGTCAGCACGCGGCACCCTGGCCACCCTCTCGACGCTCTGCGCCTGCCTGGGTGCCGCGCTGCTGATCGTGGCCGCGACCACGGTCGGCGACCTCTCCTACATCACAGCGAACCTCTCGATCCCGTTCCTGTCGACGGCGGGCGCCATGCTCGCTGGGCTGCTCGTGCTGCGAGGCCTCGAGCGACCCTAGTCGCCTGCCCGGTGACTCGGGAGCTGTGCGGCGTCCGAGCGCAGGCGGAGGATGGTGTCCTCGCTCATGGCCGGGGTCGTGTCGACCGGTGCCGCGACCGTGGCGGGCAGGGTAGCGAGTAGCCCGGCGATCTGCCGCTGCTGCGTTTCGATGGTGTCGAGCATGCGGGTCGAGTTGCCGTTGACGTTCTTCGCGACGGTTTCGAGCTTCTCGGACTGCTTGACCTGCCCGTAGCCGAGTCCACCGAAGATGCCGAGGGACGACAGGATGCCGCCCGCGAAGATGACGAACGTCGACGTCGGTCGACCGTTCGCCTCGAGCACGATAAATCCCGCGACGAGGCCGATCGCGAAAACGCCGACGATTGCGAAGGCGATGAGCTTGAACTTGTCCATGGTGTGTCCTTTCAGGGACGCTTGCTGGGGGTGCTGGCCGCGGTGGCGAGCACGTCGAACAGTCGGTCGTTGTTGCGGCAGTCGACCTCTCGGTCGGCGACGAGGCTGACGTACTTGGCCTCTTCGCCGGTGAGCGAGTGGTAGTAGCCGGGCCCGATGAGGGCCTCGCCGCGCTTGCCGCTGCCTTTCAGGTGGATCATGGTGTCTCCCTTGGTGGTGGTGGGGTTCGTGGGGATGATGCGCTGCACGACGGCGGCGACCTCGAGCGAGATACCGACCCACTCGGCGCGCCACTCGAAGTGCCAGGGCTCGCCCTTGACGGTCGGGCGGAACCCGTAGAGGCCGGCCATGGCGTAGAACACTTGCGACGCGATGGTCGCGAGGTAGCCGACGCCGGACCCGACGTCGACCGCGCGCCCGGACACGTGGTAGGCGAAGGGCGAGTCGGCGGGCCATGCCGGGTTGAACCCGGGGCGGTTGCGGTTGGCGTAGAGGTACCCCTGCCGCTCCTTGGTGCGGGTGCCCTCGGTCGGGTCGATGACGATGCCGTGCAGTCGGTAGATGACGGCAACGAGGGCGAGCCAGTAGCGGGCGGCGTCGGCGTTGAGGGTCTGCCCGTTGCCGATGGATGCCTGCACGCCTGCGGTGTTGGCCATTAGCCGATCCGTCGCACGGTGAAGCCGACCCGCTCGGCGGTGGTCGTGGAGTTTGCGGTGGCGTAGATCCACGGTTGGATTTCGGCCCCGGCCGCGAGGGTTGCGACGTGGGTCGAGGTGGCGTTCGAGCCGTTCTGGAACCCTCGGCTGATGCCGTTGATCTTGATGTAGGCCTGGCCGTTGGTGATGCCGTTGACCGACCCCATCGAGAAGATGATCATGTAGTCACCCGGGGTCAAGATCTTGAGCTTCCCCGCCGACCAGGTGTCGAAGCCGATGTTCTTCGTTGGAGGTGCCCAGTCGGCGGCGACGAGGGCGTTCTCCGCGTTGCCGGTGATCGGGGTGTTGCGGTTCGAGTTGACGATGAACAGCTCTTTGAATGAGAGCGCCTCCAAGGCCGCGGCACGGGCCATGACGTCGGCAATCTCGTCGCCGCGCTGGTTGTCGTTGTCGAATCCCAGTCGGCGGTCCTGGGCGGACGTGTAGGTCTTGAGCCCTGCGGCGGCTGCTTTGTCTCCTGTTGCCATGGGTGCCTCCTAGGCGGTCTCGGAGGCCCATGAGGCCCCTACGGGTGAGTCGGACCAGCGGATGCCGGTGTCAAGTTGGTTCCACGCGGTGGCGGGGGTGTCCACGAGTGCCTTGCCGACGACGGTCATCTCGTCGGCGTTCAGGTCGAACTCGACCGAATCCACTAGCCCCGTGATCAGGCCGGTGTGTTCGGTGAGGATGGTCAGCTCTTGCGAGGGGGCGGCGTTGAAGTTGATGCGGCCTCGGGTGGTCATCTGCCGGGCTCGCATGATGAGGCGGGACCGGACGTACTCGGCCTGACCGGGGCCCGGGTACGGGGTGTTGTCGAGCGTGAGCGTAATGAGCTTGACGTAGCCCGCGGGGGCTGCCACGTCGGTGCGTTCCTGCTCGACTCCGCGCCCGTCCAGCCACCGGTAGGTGATGGCTACGGCGTCGGCCCAGAGCGGCGAACCGTCCGGGTGCCTGGCGTTGAACCCGCCACCCTCGGTCGCGGAGTAGATGTTGTCGAGGTGGTCCATCCGGGTCCGCAACGGGGCCAGGTAGCTGTTGTCGACCAGTCGCCAGTTCGCCGCGGCGTCCTGGAAGAGGCGAAGCTTCACGGCTTGCAGGATCGGGTTGAGGAACTCCCGGGCGGTCTGCCCTTGACGCCAGATCAGGGCTTCTGGGCGGCGCTCGACGCGGGGCGTGCGGGTCGAGGCGGACACGCCGTCCTGACCGTCCCACGTGTAGACGTAGGTGGCGTCGTCGGGGGTGTCGCCGTCGAAGTACGGGATCGGCGTCCCGAGTTCGACGTAGGGTGCCTCGACCGCCATGACGGCATCCCAGTAGACGGAGCCATTCGTGTTGGTGTTGGTGCCGTTGTAGAGCCGGATCGTGGTGTCTTTGGCGTACTCGGGGATCGTGAACTCGATGACCTGCTCGCGCGGGGTCGAGTTCGTGATCGGGGTGCCGCTGCCGATGGCGAGCACCTCGGGTACACCCGAGACGTTTCCCATGAGGGCCAGCACGCGGGCTCGGCCCGGGTAGATTTCGCCCAGCATGCCGTTGTCGGTGCTGCCCCATGCGCTGATCCGGTAGGTCCGGCCTGGGGTCAGGCCCGGGTCGATTTCGACGTAGCTGTCCGTGCTCGCGTTCGCGGGCGACACGCGTAGCGAGTTCACGCCCTGCGCGGCGTAGGCCTGGATGATCACCGCGGCGGCGTTCACCTGCTTCCACTTGCCCGACAGTGCCCACTCGAACCCGCTCTCGGGGACGATGTTCCGAGCGGTGACGGCGGGCCGGTAGGCGGCGTCGGGGCCGAGCGGGAAGTTGATGCCGCCCGTGGGCATGATGATGCGGAGTACCCGGAGGACAAGGTTGCGGATCGAGTCGTAGTAGAGGCTCATGTTCACGTCCGCCGCGGGGGCGTAGTCGAGCAGTGTTTCCTCGTTCGCAACCGTGAGGGTGAGCGTCGCGGCGGCGGCGTCCACGGTCCGGTCGGTGACGATGACCCGCGTCGAGAGGGTCGTCTTGACGGTCCCGGACGTGAACAGGCGGCGAGCGACGATCTGCAACCGGGGGCGCTTGTTCGGGTCCAGCGCGGCCACGGTCGAAAGGGCCGGCATCTTCATCGTGATCTGCCCGCTGAGGTAGGGCGTTGCACCCTCGTCCAGGCGCACGGTGACGCCGGTGACCCCGGGGACCTCGGCACCGGTTGAGAGCAGCGTGACGGCGTAGGTGGCCTGCTCGATCACGAGACCTCCTCGAATGGCACATCGACCGTCCACACCATGCGGGACTCGTCCAGGGCGAGGGTGATCTGACCGGTGACGGCGTACGCCATGCGGAGGTTCGCGAGGTCGGTGTCGTCCAGCACGAGCGCCACGGGCAGCGCGTGGATGCGCATGGCCTCCTGCGCGGTCGCCGCGGTGGTGAAGAACAGGCGGAGCGTCCCGGAGCGCGGGGCGGCCGGTCGGAGGGTCACGTCTCGCGCCCCGGTGCCGAGCACCTCGTGCGTGATGTTCCGGGCCGGGCGCGTTGCCTCATAGCCGAGCACGAGGGTCGGGGTGATCGAGAGGGTCGTGCTGGGAACGGTGATCGTGGTGGCCATTACGGGACTCGTTTCAGTACGCCGAGGCCGTTCCCGCGGGTGCCGTCTGCCGGCACGAGGGTGACGCCCATCTTGAGGCTGGTGCGGGCGAGGTAGTCGCGGAGGGCCTGATCGACCGGATTGAGCTTCACGTCGGCCGAGTAGCCTGCCTGGTCGAGGTTGGCCTGCGTCGAAGCACTGAATGAACCCGAGGACGTCTTGCCAGCTTCGGACCAAATACGGTTCAGCTCGGCTTGCTGGGCGGGCGTCGCCGTCTTATACCCCGCGAGGAACGTCGCCGCCGAGTCGACGCCCTGCGACGAGATGAAGGCCTTCGCCTCGGGCGACAGGGCCGACGTGGCGAGGGTCTCCTGGTACTCGCGAAGCGCCTGCTGACGCTGGTTCATCGAATCGATGAACGCCTGAACGTCAAACAGGCCCGACTCTTTGTTGATGAAGTCCTCAGCACCGCCCGCTGCATCGTCGTAGGCGGAGTCGATGTTCTCAATCAGCTCGGCTTTTGCGGCGAGAGCCGGACCATTCGCTTCCGCATAGAGCCGCTCGTTCTCAGTCGCTTCATCCCGAGCCGCCTTGGCCTGCTCGAGGTAGTCGATGTACTTCTGCGTTGCGTCGATGCGAGGGTCAGCACCGCCGACCTTATCTCGGTAGGCCAGGCCCTCTTGCTCGGCGGCGTTGGACTGCTCCAGGGCGTCTTTCTGCTCGCGGGTCTTTTTGATCAGCTTGTCGAGATCCTCGCCAGACCCTGCATATGCGCGAGCAAGATCGGTGTAGGACGCCCCTGAATCGTCGGCAACGTCTTTGAGGTCGGCCAGGCTTACCTCGGCGTCATCGGTTGCGGTCGCCATTTCTTTGAGCTTGTCGACGACGTAGTCGATACCCACCGTTCCAGTGCCGATTTCAATCAGCTCTCCTGTGAGCTCTCCCACGCGCTCCTTGAATCGCTCGGTGCTCTCGGCGCCCTCCTCCATTTTCGCGATGGCGATGCCGATTCCTGCTGCTGCTGCGATACCTGCGACGGCACCCGCTGGTCCAAACCCAGCGAAAGCGTTCGCGGCAATTTCCTGGACGACATCACCGATGGACTCGAACGATCCGTCGAACGACGCCGCCGACTCCTTCGCCGTTGAGTTCGCCTCGTCCTTGAATTCGTTTAGGCCTTCTTTCGCGTCGTCAACACCCTTGCGAGTGCTGATAGCCATTGGGTCGCCGAGATCTTTCGTCTCACGCTTGGCGGTGTCGGCAAGCTCCTTGAAGCTCTTCTCTAGGCGCTCGGTCGCGCTCTCAGCTTCCTTGGCACCCTCGCGAGTGCTTTCACCGATCTTGTCTCCGAGGCCGTCCACGGCTCGCTCGGCCTTCCGGGCACCGCCTTCGTAGGCGTCCCCGATGGCCTTGCCGGTCTTGTCGGCCCCGCGCTGTGCTTCGGCGGCTGCGTCGTCGAGCACCGAGAGCAGGTCCGTAACGGAGTCCTCCGAGTCGGAGAACCCCTTTTGGAACTGTCGGACGTTCGCGCCGACATCGATGTTGATGCCTGCCATTACTTGCCCTCGATTCCTTCGTAGAACGTGCGGATACAGGTCTGCACCCAGAGGGCGGCAAACCGGGGGATCATGGCTTTCGCCGTGGGGATCACGACGTAGCCGTCTTTCTTCCGGGCCCGGAGCTGGGCGCGGGTGTGGCGGCGGACCTTGAAGCTCTTGCCCTTGCGGCTGGTGGCTTCGTAGGTGACGACCTCGGACCGGTCGGCACCGAACTCGACGCCCGCGTAGTCGGTCTTGGGGGCGAGCCCGCCTGAGAGCTTCCGGCCAACCGTCGCGGACGACATCCGCACGTTCTGGTTGGACATTTTGATGCGGCCCGTGGCGACGAGGACGCGATGCTCCAGGCGGGACTCGGCCCGTTCCGCGAGGCCCTTCTGCCACTCGGGCAGCAGCTTCTCGCGGGTGTACTTCCGGATGAGTCCCTGGACCTCTCGGTTTGCTCGACGCAGACCAATGACTGCGGCCTGCAACTCCTTCGAGTCGTTGATGTCGATTCCGAGAGGCACGAGGATCAGGCCGTGGCTGCGGCGGAGACGACCGGCGTTCCGGCCGGCAGGGAGACGCTGGTGCTGGCGAGGGCACCACCGGCACCACCGATCGCGCCCGCGATGATCGTCACGTCCACGGTGAACTTCTTGCCGCTCTTGGCCTTCGGGGTGAACTCCATGGAGACGGTCTTGCCCTGGTTCGCGTGCAGGTAGTTCGAGAACGACCCCACGGTGTCCCAGTCCTGGACGTAGTCGATGGCGGCGAGCCAGTCCGGGTTGCCCGCGGCGGTGTACTTGGCGGTCGGGGTGAGGCCGGAGAACGTGAAGGTGGGCGTGGTCGGGGTGAGGGTCACGCCGGACAGCGCGGCCTCGTAGTTGTCGGTCGCGACCTTGACGAGGCAGTCCTTCATGACGAGCGGGACGGGGACGATGTTGGCCATGGTGGCTAGTCCTTTCGAGTGATGACGGTGATGGTGATGTCCCAGGCGAGTTGCTTCTGGAACTCGGTGGGGGTGGCTTCTTTGATGAGCAGCCAGTCGGCGGAGTCGAGGGCGTGCATGAGGTCGAGAACGTTCTCGTCCAGGGCCTCGGAGGCCTTGGTCGGTTCGGTCAGGTGCGTGATGACAGAGACGACGTAATCGACCTCCACGGCCCCCTGGGGGGCTGCGGGGGCCGGGCGAATCGCGGTGGCATGCAGCATGACGGTCGTTCGGGACAGGGCGTCGAGGTTGCGGGCGTAGGGCACGATGGCCCACCCGCGAGGGAGCAGCGGCTTCAGCAGACCGGCGAGCTTGTCGCGTGCGGTGCTGGGCTTGGGGGTGGTGGTCTTAGCCGGCAATGGGGGTACCTCGCTTGGGTCGGAGCAGACCCTTCACCACGTAGTCCATGGAGTAGACCGGGATGGCGAACCCGTCGGCGCCCATTGATCCGTTCTCGTCGGTCTTGACGGACTGCCAGAGGTTGCGGGACTGGATGAGTTGGGCCTGGCGGTAGTTCGCCGGGGGGCGTCGGCCGTCGAGTGCGGGGGCGTAGCTGATGCACTGGGCGAGGGCGGACTGGAGAAGGGCGTAGAGGGTGGTGTCGTCGTCGGGTGCGTCGGCCCACTCGCGGCGGATGCTTTCGAGGGTGTGCCAGCCGTCGTCGGCCTGGACGACGAACGTCAGGCTGTCGGCCCGCTCGCGTCCTCCTGCGGCCGTGAGCAGCGACAGGACGAGCGTGTAAATGCCGGGCAGCGCGAGAACGCTGTCTCCCGGCCACTCGATGATCACCTGCGTGCCGTCCGTGGTCAGGCTGGCGAGGAACCCCGCGGTCGGGACGGGCGCGCCGTCCGGGTCGTAGAGGTCCACGTCCACGTCAGTGAACGGGGCGAGCAGCATGTCGTCGCCGCCGCGGGAGGGCACGACGATCAGGTCGGTAACGGGTACGTCTCCGACCCAGTACGGTCCGTTGGTCATCGTGCCCTCCAGGATCAGGCGGTGTAGGGGGTGACGAGCTGGAGCGCGTCGGCCTTGTTGACGCCGACACCCGCGTAGCCGAACAGGCCCTTGTCGAGCCCACCGCGGGCCACGTCGAGGGCGTCCATGCGGATCGGGACGCCGGGCAGCTCGCGGACGGTCGCGGCGTTCTTCGCGCCGACGAGGACGTTCTGCGCGTCGAGGTCCGTCGTGGGGACGAGGCGGAACGTGTCGAGCTGGCCGGACTCGGGGGTGAGTCCGAGCTGCGCGTTCAGGTAGCCCAAGATGTCCTTGCTGGGGGTCTTGGCGATCTGCTTCCAGTAGGACAGCTCGACCAGGGCGAACGTCGGTGTGGCGTTCGCGGCGATGACCGCGGCAGCGCCGTCCACGAGGGCGGACATGGCCGGACCGATGGCGAGCCCGGTCGGGTTGTCGGCCTTCATCGTCGTAGCCGCGGCCTTGACGGCGGCGATGGTCTTGGCGTCCACCCAGCGGGCGTAGTCCTCCGCGCCCGCCTTGGCGTAGGCATCGAAGAACGACATGTCCCCGAAGACCTTGAGGTCCTGGAACTCGCGGGCGATGTCGTGGGCCATGGCGTACCGGCTCGCGGTCTGCTTGACGGGCTTGAACTTCGGGGCATTCGACGGCACGTCGGCCTTGTTGCCCGCCCAGTCGCCGCCCTGGGGCTTGACGTCCCACTGGTAGCCGAGGAACGACAGGCTGGTGAGGTCGGCGTGGTCGAAGAGGGGCACGTACTTCTGCACGTACTCGTTGCCGTTCCACACCTCTCCGATCCACTGCGGCTGGTTGAGGCCGGTGGTGAGCCCGCCCGTGCCGTCGTACTTGATGTCGTTGAGGGCGGCGAACAGGGTCGATCCCGCCTGCGCGTCGCGGACGAGGTGTGTGAGCTGGTCGGCGGGGAGCTGGCCGGAGTCGTGGGCGGCGAGCAGGGTGAAGAACTCGAACTTGCTCGCCTCCTTCGGCTTGGCCGCGGATGCGACGAGCGTGCCAGGAACTACTGCGTTACCCACTTCGGGCTCCGTTTCTGCCGGAGGTTCCGGCTCTGTGATGGTCTCTTTGGTGGTGATGGTCGTGGTCTCGCCGTCGCGCACGGTCGTGGTGACGGTGTTGCGGACCCACGTCTTCCCGGCCTCGTCGGTGAACTCCTCGGAGGTCTTCGTCTCGGTCGTCGTGGGCTCGGTGCCCTCGACTTCGCCCGTGTCCACCGCGGCGGCGAGCAGGGTTGCGGAGGGGAACGCGGGCTGCTTCACGAGGGAGCCGCCGAAGAGGCGACCACCGACCGCCTTGCCCGCGCGGATGGCGACGTTGGCGACCTCGGCGGAGAGGTACTTCATTCGGCCGGCTGCGATGTCCGCCAGGGCCGTGTCGCCCTCGGGCGTGCGGGCGACGGAGAACGTGGCGACGATGCCCGCGGGAGTCTCGTGGACGTTGGTGGCGCGGCCCAGCACGTCCTCTCGGGCGTGTTCGCGGTTGAATCCCATGACCGAGTGATCGGTGGGGATCGAGAACGCGCCGGTGCCCACGGAGAACTTGCCGAGGTTGGAGGCGCACTCCTCGCCGTAAGGCACGAGCAGGCCGGTCACGGTGCGGTCCTCGGCGGACGCGGTGAGCGTTCCCGCGTCGATGGTCAGAACGTCTGTCATTTCAGTCCTCTGTGATTGGGCCGGTCGGTGACGCGGCAGCGGCGATGAAGTCGGAGAAGTCGAACCGGACGCGTGTGCCTCGCGGCACGACGGAATCGAGCGAGAAGGCCTCCTCGATTGGGTCGGCGTAGAACGGCAGCGAGTAGTCGAACAGCTCGTTTCGCTTCCCTTCCGACGTGGAATAGGTCAGCGTCGCCGTGGACTGCGAGCCCTCCAGCAGCGAGGCCGGGAGGTTCATGTGATTGGCGATGTCGAGGCGGAGCGCGTTGCGTCCGCTCTCGAAGAGGTCGGTGGCCTCGGAGGCCTTCGTGATGACCTCGATTTCGGCCGGGGACCACATGACCGCGCCGTCCGGGTTCTGTCGCATCTTCACGACGGCGGCCACGTACTTCTTCACTTCCTCTTCATCGAGGGAGCCGGGCACCTTTTCCTGGAGGATGAAGGCGGGCATGGGGTTGCGAACGCGACTCTGCCAGGCCTTCTCCATGTTGGCCGAGGCCTTGATGGTCTCGGACGCTGCGGCGAGCAGCCCGGGGCCGGGGCCGGGAATCCAGATGACCGAGCCGTCCGGGGTGGGCCGGTCGTCCACGAGGATCTGGCCGTCACGGTCCACCGACCACCGGTCGTAAGGGCAGTGCACCGCGTCGAGGATGACGCCGAGCGGGGCGTCCTCGCTGGGCTTGCCGCGGCGGACGATGAGCAGCGAGGCCTCGTGGAAGATCAGGTCATCGAGGATGGCCTTCGTCCGGTACAGGGGGCCGACGCCGCCGCTCTCGCGGTAGAGCCAGGTTGGCTGGTTCTCGACGAGCTGGTCGCCGCGGTAGGCGCGGAGGGGGCGTCGGCCGATGGTGCTGTGCAGCAGGGCGCGGCCCTTGCTGATGGCCGGCACTTTCAGGGCCGTGGCCCGCGTGACACCCGCGACCGAATCGGGAAGCTCGAAGCCGAGAGATTCCAGGGTGATCACGCCGAGGTTGTTGGTCGTCGCAAACGGCGAGGCGATGCCGTTGGCTCGCAGCAGGGCCGCGGGGTCCGCGACCGCTGGTGCCCGCTTGAAGAGGTCCAACATGCTCATAGGTCATAAGTGTCCGGACGCAGCGTTACATCGCCGCACGCGCCCGGTGAGCGCGTACCCGGGCGCGTGTCGCGAGGCGGTCCCGGAGGGTCGTGGTGCCCTCGTGCACGAGGTCCTCGTGACGGAGCCCGGAGGCCTCGGCTTCGGGCATGGTGAAGGCGAAGCCGCGCCACCATGGGCACTCCTCGCAGGTGACGACGACGGAGCTTGTGGACTGGTCGAACTTGATCATGCTGCGGTCACGACTCCTGTGCGGTTGGTGCTGCGGGCGTAGTGCTGGTCCCAGTTGCGGAGGGCTCGGGTGGCGGCGTCCACGCAGGTGATGTCTGCGCCGGGCTCGCTAGGTGTCCAGAGCCAGACGCCCTGGTCGCCGCGGGTCTCGCGTTTGCCGACGACGGCCACGGCGGCATTGAGCCCGATCTGGTCGAAGTGGCGGATGGTGCCGCGGTTCAGGTCGCGCTCGAACTGGATGCATCCCGCGGCGGTCTCGCGGTAGGTCTGCATCCGGAGGTGCGGCTGGGGGCTGAGAGTCAGGCACTCGGCCGCGGTGGCCTTGCCCTCCGCGATGTCGTCGTAGGCGATGGTCGAGCCGCGGTAGCTCTTTGTGAGGTCCTGGAGCCGCTTCGGGAGCCACTCGGTCCCGGAGCGGTGTTCCACGACTTCGAGGTAGGCCTGCCCGTTCGCACCGCGCCAGGCGGCAACGATGGCGGCGACACCGCCTCCCGGCTTGATGGCGAGGCCGAACGCGACCCGCTTCGGCTTCGGCACCTTCTTCTCCAGCACGACGCCCTCGGCGGTCCAGAGGTCGGTGGGGATCGCGGTCGAGCCGAACGTCTCGGGCCACATGCTCGCGTACTCGCGAGCCCACTTGGGGCGGGTGAGCTTGCGCCAGTTCTTCCGCATCTTGTCGAGCGTTGTCAGGGTGCCGATGCCGGGGTGCATGCTCTGGAGCAGGGTCATGGCGGTCCCCTCGTCCTCGATCAGCTCCCACGGGGTGCCGGGGTCCGCGGCGAAGTCGAGCCCGCCCATGTCGGCGTGGCCCTCTCGGAGGTCCTTCACCCAGTCCCAGAGCGGCCCGACGCGGACCTCGCCCGCCGTGCCGGAGACGATGGTGGACGAGCCGGGCTTGGTGTCCTGCATGGGGAGGATGCCCGCGAGCAGGTCGGTCCCGGCCTCGGGCTCTAGCTCCTGTGCCTCGTCGAGCCACGAGCAGTCGGCGGCGTCACCGCGAGCAGCGGAGGCGTCGGGCTTGAGGACGAGGAACGTCGAGCCGTTGTCGAAGTAGATGCCCTTGCCGACCTCGCCCATGAGGATGCGGAACCCGCGCCGGGTGTCCTCCTCGGCCTCGAGCGATTCGGCCGGCAGCAGCTCGTCTCCGAAGAGGGCGACGTGCCGCTGTTGCGCCTTCGTCTGGCGGCGGCGACCTGTGCGGAGCCACGGCGGGAGGTCCTGGTCGTCGGGCGGGTTGATGAGGTCGAGCGCGGTCTTCCACTCGCGGAGGCGGGCCGAGCCCTTGACGCCGGTCTGGGCCGAGAACGTCACCTTGTAGCCGGGGCGGTTCTTGCAGCGACCGAGCAGCAAGCAGAAGATCGTCGTGGTCTTGGACGCGCGCCGGGGAATCTCGACGACGAACGTGTCGAACGGCCCGCTGAGGGTGTCCACGATCTGAAGTTGCTGGGGCTTAATCGTGTTGGGCGCGTCGAGCGGGGCGTCGGCGTCCAGGTGAAACCCCATGAGCGCGGCGCCCGTGAGGAAGTCGCGGCGGTCCTGCTCGTTCGGGTGATATCCCGAATGGAACATGGGCTCGATTCCCCGGTTCCGGTGGCGTTCCCACTGTTGGAGAGAGAATTCGGTGCTGTCCGTAGGCGGAGGTACGGGCGATTTCCTCAAAGAATCGGGGCTTTCGACGGTCGCGGCGGCGTTCACCATGGCCTGATGTCCTTCCCTGCCTGTCGCTTGCTGTTCGTGAGCCGCGCGCCGAGCTTGCCGCCGCTGCGGAGGTTGCACGCCTCGTGGATCGGCCCGGTGTTCGCGGCTGTGGGCCTGCCGCCGAGGGCCGCGTCCTGCCGGTGGCCCACGTGGTAGCGGTCGCCCGGGTTGATCGGCCGGCCGCACCCAATGCACGGGAGCGGCAGCTGGAGGTCGATCTGGGCTCGGAGCTTCGGGCTGTGCGTCGTCCACTTCTGCGCCCGGTGATGACGGCTCATCGTCTGCTCGACCGGCTCGCGTGGATCGCGTCTTGCGCGAGCCCGGTCAGCTCGCCACCGAGCGTGGCGGCGTCGCCTGGTTCGAGGTAGACCTGCTGATCACCGATCTGCACGCGGATCAGGTGGCCCTCGGTCGGCGTATCGCGGATGCCGGTGGCGATGTCGAGCAGCGAGTTAGCCACGAGCGTCCTCCTCGGCTGCGCGGAGCTGGTGGTCGGCGTCCATGGCGTTGGTGGCGGCAGCTTGCAGGTCGCGGGCGATGCGAGCGGCGGAGACCGGTTCGAGGTAGCGGCTGTAGCCATCGATGCTGAGGCTGACGCCGAAGCTCGCGAGGTGCTGCTCGGCGTAGACCGTCACCCCGTCGTCGCGGGCGGACCACGTGGGCGATGCGGCTGGGACGGCTGTCCCTGCCGGGGTGATGGTGACCGCCTCGGGTTCGAGAGCCCCGATCCGATGCGCGAGGCGTCGGGCGGTGCGGGTCGTCGCGTGCATGAAGCGGCGTAGCTCGTAGCGGCTGCTGATGTGTTCGCTCGTGTGTCGATTCAGGCGTCGGTTGATGCGGACGTAGCCGACCGTCACCACGACGGCGAGGGCTAGCCACGAGCCGACGACGAGGACGGCGGCGAGCCAAGGGGCGATGTAGTCGTTCACTGGACTTCTCCTGTTGCGGTGTTGACCACGAGACCCAGCACGTGATCGTTGCGGAGCCCGCACGTCGAGCAGTAGCCAGACGACGGGTCGAAGCGGTGCGGTCGGCCGGTGGCCTTGCACTTCATGGCGACGACCGAGGCGTAGCGCGCCCCTGCCGCCTCGCGTGTACTGGACTTCTGTTCTTTCTCTTGAGTGATGGATGGTTCAGGGATGGTTCGGGTGTCGCCTGCGACAGGGGCTCCCCCGTCGCCTGCGACAGGGGGTGTCGCCTGCGACAGGGGGTCGGGGAGGTCGACGAGCAGGGTCGCGCCGCGCTCTCGGTGTTGGCCGGATCGGTCGCACGTCGTGGGGCAGCGGAGGATGAACTGGTACAAGTTCGGGCGCATGTGATCGGCGGTCAGGTGCGTGCCTCCCTGGCCGACCATGCGGCGGACCTCGCCAAGGCGTTCGAGGTCGGCGACGGCCTTCTGCACGTTGCGGGGCGTGACGGCCGCGTACTTCGCCAGGGTCGCCACTGAGGGCCATGCGCCGCCGTCGCCGTCGTGGTTCGCGATGCCGATGAGGACGAGCTTGGCCGCGCCCTTGGCACGGGAGTGGTGCAGGGCGACGGCGAGGGACTCGACGCTCACTTCTTCCTCGGTTCAAGGTCGGAGCGGTCGAAGACGTACGCGCCGCCGTCGCCGTCGAGCTGGGCGAGGGGCACGAGGACACCGCGGCTGATGCGGCGGGACAGGGTGGATCGGTCGATGCCGAGAATGGCGCACGCGGTTGCGGCACCGACTAGTTGGCCGGGCCAGATGATGCGGCATTCCTCGGAGGGCGGGGTTTGAGGCACGGCGAAAGTTTGCGTCACAAAGTTTCTTCCGACAAACCCGACACGCCGACTCATGCAAATGACGTTGCATTCAGCCGCGTGCGGTGCAATGCTCTGTGCATGGCCGAAACAGCACCCGCGTACGACTACCTCGAATTTGATCTAGGCGACCGCATGCGCAAAGCACTGCGCATTGCCGATGTCAGCTCTATCGAGATCGCCGACTACCTCGGCGTGAGCCCTACGTCCGTGAGCAACTGGCTCGGAGGACGCGCCAAGCCGAGGCGGGGAATGCTGCGGTCGTTCGCGATGCGGACCGGCGTGCCGTTCACGTGGCTGGAAACAGGAATGGCCCCGTCATCCACGGGGGACGACGGGGCCGCTGTGCACCCCCTCGGACTTGAACCGAGAACCCACTGGTTAATCGACAGCGCGCACTCTAGGCGTCACCTGACGGCGGTGGCAGCGTGATCGACGACGAGCGCCCTCGTGGGCGACGAGTTCGGCCTGC